CTAAAACAACTGTTTCATCTTCTATAGATTTACAGTTGGTTATTTCTATTACATCATGAAAGCTAATATTTTTATCTATCATTTTTATCTCCTAGTCTTAATAGACTTGTTAAGTTGTGATTGCCCAACTACAATAGCAAATCCAAGTGGACTTGTCAAGAGGAATAGGGTACATAAATATTTAATGTACGATTTTTAAATGACTTTTATTTACTGCATCTTCTATGTCATCACATACTTTATTAAAATCTTTATTTATTTCAAAAGGGTCTTCAATTATATCTAAACTTACATCAGCTTTAGCTATTATGCTTGTAAATTCTACAATTAATTCAAGTAAATCTTCTTTATTTAAATCATATAAACACTTTTCAAAGGCTTCAAAACCTTCTTTGTCTTTAAGATTTGCAAATTCTTCTATTTTATTAAAATATTCTATTGCTTTCATATATGTTCTCCTACATAATGTACTTCATCAGTCCTAGTAATTTCGTAACCTTCAATATCTTCAGGATTTTCAGTTCTAAAGAAATCTATTATGGCTTTTTCTTTGTTTGCACATGAGCAATAATGAAAATGTATTTTAGAATTTTCGTCTGTCCAAATGATACAGTATAAAGTATCGTTAATATCTATTGTTTCTATTTCTGTCTCCATATCTACTCCTTATATTTTTACTATGTTCCAAACAGTTCCCTGTTCCATAGTTGTTTTATTTAAAAAATCTTTAGTTGATGTTACTTTCACCCAACCAAATCTACCCTGATAAATCATAGACCTATCTTCTTTCATATTAAATGCTTCTCTAAACCTATAACCCTTTGATTTAAGGTACAATTTAGCCTTGTCTAAGCTGTTAAACTTTAAAGGTTTTCTTGTTTTAGAGTCGACAATAGTTGCCATATTTTTTAATCCATTAGGATTTTCACATTTCTTTTTCATAATTACACCTCCATGTAATTAAATTGGTCATCATCAATGACGCTATTAAATTCTAATTCCATACAAAATTCCATTGTATCTAAATAATCTCTTTCTTCAAGAGCTTCGTCAGAACAATCCATAAGTTCTGCATCAGTATTATAACTTTCCATTCTAACTTCGAGAGCTTCAAGGTCGGCTTCATATTCGTTTCTTTGTTTTTCGTTGGCTTTTGCCATAATATTTCCTTGCTATTTAAAGCAGTTGTTAAAAATCCAATGCCACAGTTGACATTGCCCTACCACCCTAATCGATAGCAAAGCAGTTGTCAAGTGAAACACACACAATTTGTATATAAACATAAATAATATTTACAATAAAGATTAGCTACCAAGCCAATCTAGATTTATCATAAACAAAATCTTTAGGGTTGCTTTCGAAACCATAGTTTTTCCACCATGCTCTAGGTCTAGAATATTTACCTGTTTCATTATAAACTTTGCAAGAAGCATCAGTCATACTATCTTTTCTCCATTGTAGAAACGCATGAACTTTAAATTTAATTAAAGACATTCTCACTTTGTGAGTATTTGACCTCATTGTTACCCATTTTCTGCCTATTTTTATTTCATAACCACGATAACCATACTTTCCATGAAAGTTTGTGTAGAAATGGTCAGACATTTGAGGGTTCAGCAGTCTTTCCATACGAGTTTCGCTAATAGCATTTACTAAATTTTCCATAATTTACCTTGAACTCAAAAGTTCGGTTGAAGCAAACCAGCTTGATTGCCGATTTGCCCCACTAATTTTAGAGACTGATTTTTAGGTTGTCAAGAAGGAAGGCACACATAAATATAAATATTACATGCGTGTGTATAAATACAAAGTTTATGTGATTTATTGTGTAAATATTTATGTGTTTTACGCGTAATTTTTCGTCATTCCATTACAAATCAGACATAAAGATTTTACAGGCGTATGACGCTTTATGACATCATCATGATGTGTAAATTCTTACGCAGGGAAATCAAAGTCTTAAACGACTTTGTGCATTTGAGAGCTTTCGAGAGGTTTTTTGGCTTAGTTTTGAGAGGCTCTACTTTCTTAACGCGTGTTAACGCACACAGAAAGATGTTGACAACCGAAATGAGAAGCCTTACTGTGTAATGGCATCAGCAATTGTGCTGTTGCTTTATTCCCCAAAGGGGAAAGGATTGAAATTATGGCAAATTCAAATGCTAAAACTTCGTTTACTAATACTAATACTTCAGCTGGATTTACAATCCAAGATGAGTCGGCTCAGGCTTCCTACGGAATGGTTCGTAAGATTGCTTCGCAGTTCAGCAAAGCTGAGAAGTGTCCGAAGGACATCAAGTGGGGAACTATTCATGGTCATTTTCTTTCAAGAATGAATGACAAGAAATCTCCCTTGACTCAAGGTCAAGTAGCTAAAATCTTATCTATGAAGGCTTTGCCTTCTGTTGATTTGAAGGCTATGAGGTCTTACAAGAAGCTTGTAAGTATCGGTTAAGTAGCTAAAGCTACTCACTAAGAAGACCCTTCGGGGTCTTTTTTTTGGTCTAAAATTCCCTAAAGTCTTTAAAAGACTTCAACTCCCTACACATATTTCTACACTCAAATCATAGATTTGTCCTACGGAAACATACAAGTTAAACAATCCTAGAAGCTCTTTAGAGCTTTCGTATGCGATTGTTTTTCATGGTCAGGGTCAGAACAATAACCACAGGTTAAAAAGGCTGTAGAGCCTGTTAAAATCTATATAGTCTGGTAAACTCTTTAGAGTTTAGATAGTAATATAAAACCCCATGTTTTCTACGAAAACTTTGGAAACTTGGTAGAGCTAAAAAGCCATAGGCTTTAACTCGGTAAATCTTGGTAAGTTCTGTAGAGTTTTTAAAGTCTTTTAGACTTTAAGTAGAGAATTGTTTGTAAATCTTGGTAAACTCTATAGAGTTTAGGAGGGGAGGCAAGACCCACCCCCCCACCCCCATATATATATACTAGTGCTTCTACATTTTATAGGATTTTAAAGTGTTAAGTAGATTTTGCCCGACACCAAAGACTTCATAATTTATTGGCAGGGCTTGGAAGTTTGGAGGTTTGACACAGTTAGAATCACCATGTAGATATGTTTCAACCTCGGCACACTTAATGTTATTATATAGTTAATATTAAGGTTTGTCAATAGTTTTATAAAATATTTATTAACACTTGACAAACCCTATATAAAACTATATAATATGCGTATGTCTTTACCAACACAAAACAAGAGAAAACTGACAGATAAACAAGAAAGTTTCCTTAATAATCTCATAGAGACCAAAGGAAACCTTAAACTTTCAGCCGAACTTGCAGGATATTCAGGCAATCACTACCAAGTTATACACTCACTTAAACAAGAGATAGTAGATTTAGCCAGTGACGTACTTGCAAGGGAAGCACCTTTAGCTGCTTTTAAACTTGTTGAAGTGTTACAGAGTGACAAAGCATTACCACAAGCTAATGTAAAGTTACAAGCAGCACAAACAATATTAGATAGAGTTGGTTTAGGTAAAAAAGAAAGATTAGATATCAATCATAATGTTGGTGGTGGTATTTTTATACTACCAGAAAAACATACTATAGATATTGAAGCAGAGGATGCTAGTTATGAAACTCTGGATAACTGAACATGTTAATGAAGAAGGATATGCAATAGGTCCTTACATTAAAGCAGATACAGTTGCTCAAGCTAATAGGATAGCAATACAATATGGGTTATTAGTTTTAGGAGAAATCCAAGAACTAGAACATGAATTTAAAATAGAAGAAAGAGTAATACACTAATGCCAAAAGAAAAAGATAGTAGATTAAAAAAAGCAGGAGTAAGCGGTTATAATAAACCTAAAAGAACTCCTAGTCATAAAACTAAGTCACATGTTGTTGTAGCTAAAGTTGGTGATAAAATAAAACTTATTCGTTTCGGGCAACAAGGTGTTAGTGGTGCTGGTAAAAATCCTACAACTGCAAAAGACAAAGCTAGAAAGAAATCTTATTATGCAAGACATAATGCACAAGACTCTAAACCTAGTAAACTAAGTGCAAGATATTGGTCACATAAAGTTAAATGGTAGTATGGGAAGACAGATAGGTAATGATGAAGGTAACCAAGTAACTTTTAGAAAAAGTATTTATGGTAAGAGTGACGGTGGTAAAGGTGCAAGACCAAGACCACTTTCAATATCTAAACAAGAATACGAAGCTAATTGGGATTTAATATTCGGAGAAAAAGATGGCAACAACAAAGAAAACGAAAAGTAAATCTACCGTAAACAAAGCTGGTAACTATACCAAGCCAACTACGCGTAAGAGACTTTTCGAGTCGATTAAACGTGGTACCAAAGGTGGTAAAGCCGGTCAATGGTCTGCTCGAAAAGCCCAGCTCTTAGCAAAAAAATATAAAGCTTCTGGAGGTGGATATAAATGATAGTAAAAGTAATGGATAAAGCAAATAAATGTTTTTCAAAACTTTTTAAAAAATGTTTAACATCAACAAAAAAGAAAAATGTCAAGTCTAAAAAAGTCACAAAGAAGTCTTAGAGCTTGGACTAAACAAAAATGGAGAACTAAATCTGGTAAGAAATCATCAGAGACAGGAGAAAGATATCTCCCAGAAAAAGCAATTAAGGCATTATCAGATTCAGAATATGCAGCATCTACAAGAAAAAAACGAAAAGATACTGCTAAAGGAAAACAACATTCTAAACAATCAAAAAAAACAGCAAGAAAAACAAGAGCTTATAGAAAAGTAAAGTAATGTCTGACATACCAAAAGGTTATATAAAAAAGAAAAGTGTAACTATTCCGTTTGGTTATAAATTAAGTAGCATACAAGGATACTTAGAACCTATAGCTAATGAGTTAAATGTTTTAAAAAAGTATATTGATTCTGTTATTAATAAAGAATACTCTTTAAGAAAAGCTTCAGAGCTTATTACAGAAGAAACAGGAAGAAAGTTAACTCATGTAGGCTTGTCTAAAATAATTAAAAATACTTATATTCCTTCTAATAATAAGTATCAATATTCAAAAGAAACAAAAAGAAAACAACAACTAGCTAAAGAAAAAAAACAATTAATAAAAGATAAAAAGAAAGTAGCTAATAAAGAAAATAAAATAAAAGCTGAACAAAAAGTTCTTAAAGCAGCAACAGAAAAAACAACTTCTAATATTGTTACAGATGAAGAACTAGAACAAGTCACTCCTTCTATTCAAGAAGTATTAAAAGATTCTAAAGTAATATTTCACGCCAATGAAGGTCCACAAACAGACTTTCTTGCTGCTAGTGAAAAAGATGTGTTATATGGAGGAGCTGCTGGTGGTGGTAAATCTTATGCTATGCTTGTTGACCCATTAAGATATGCACACAAAAAAGCACACAGAGCTTTAATACTTAGAAGGTCTATGCTT